AATACAGGAGAAAGAAAATATTTTACATCACAAGAAGAATACGAAATAGCAATGCAAAGATTTGCAAATAGACAATTTTCATAGGAGTAAACATGTTACAATTTTTAAGCCCAATAGCAAACTTAGCAGGAACATGGTTGAAGGGCAGACAGAAGAAAGCAGAGATAAAACAGAAGCTAGAAGTAGCAAAGATAGAAGCACAGGTAAAAAGAGTACAGAGTGATGCGAACTGGGAAGAGAAAGCGATGGATGCTTCTGCAGATAGCTGGAAAGACGAGCTCTGGACAATTTGCTTCATCTCCATCATAGTAGCGTGCTTCATTCCTGCTGCACAGCCATATCTATCTGATGGGTTTAGGTTCTTGAGAGAGGACTGCCCTGATTGGTTAAGCTGGGGTATCCTTGCAAGCATCGGTGCTAGTTTTGGTTTGAAATCAATAGGACAATTTAAAAAATGATAAACGAAGAGACAAGAGAAAAATTAATAGACAAGTTGGTATTGCACGAAGGTATGCGATTGAAAGTGTACGATGATGCAAACGGAAACGAAATAAGAGCTGGAGACACGCTTGTGGGACATCCTACCATTGGTGTAGGTAGAAACATCGCAGGAGATGGTTTAGGTATTACAGAAGAAGAAGCAAAGATGTTGCTGTCTAATGACGTAGACAGAGTGTTGAAAGAAGTAGATCATTGGACTTTTATGAAAGACCTGAACGAAGTGAGAAAGACTGTGATTATAGACATGGTATTCAACATGGGTGTATCTAGATTTAATCAGAGAGAGTGGCCTAACTTTTTTGGTTCTGTGATAGAAGGTGATTTTAAAAGAGCTAAAAAAGAAATGCTGGATAGCAAATGGGCAAGTCAAGTGAAGACAAGAGCAAACATATTAGCAAACATGATGGAAAGTGGTGAATGGCTATAGCAAACGAAAATATGATAGCAAACGGTGAGATACCTGTAGAACAGCCTGTGCAACAGCCAGCAGGTTTATCTATGGAGCAGTTAGACCATGAGTTTTTAGGTAGAGGTGATCCACAAGTAGAAGGTTTAAGACTAGGCGAACAATATGAAAAAAACCTAACACCTGAAGAATTAACAAGAATGAAACAGCTTGCACCTGCAGTAGAAGAGTTTTTTATACTAGATTATAAAGGTAGAACAGGCGAGTTACCAGAGGGTGAAAGAGAAATGCCAGAGGGTTCTCTACCAGCGGAAGAAGAGATAACTGTAGAAGAGTACGGTGATTTGTACAATGTAGAAAACAAAGAAGAGGTATTAGCTGAGTTGTTTGGACAGAAACAACCATTACAGCCGCAGGGAGCAGACATACCACCAAAAGAAGTAAAGAGAGAAGCACCACCGCCCACACCAGCACCTGCACCACAGCCTGCTCAACAGCCTGTAGTAGAGGCAGCAAGAGGATTAGAAGTACCTGCAATGCCACAAGAAAAGATGGTAAACACAGATGGTGATCCACAGAAGAATGGAATGATTGATGTCCCCGGAAAGAGTAACACAGGTATAGCGGATGATGTACCGATGGATTTACCAGAGGGGTCATTCGTAATCAACGCAGCTGCTGTAGAGTTTGCAGGATTAACAGACATTGAACAGATGATAAAGAAAGCTGAAGAACAAGAAGGAAGATTAATAAATCAAGGAACATTGAAAAAATCAGATCAGGTGAGTAAAACACCTGTTCTTCTATCTAACAGAGAAGTATATATAAGACCAAACATAGCAAAAATCATAGGTATAGATAAGTTAGAAAAGATAAACAATAGGGGGAAAGCCGAAACGGAGAGAGCTATACAAGAAGAACAGTTAGCAGAAGGCAATCCACAACCCGAAAGAGTTCAGTCACCTAAAGGTAGGATGACTTAAAAAGTTTTAGTTGATGATAACTAAAAGTTCCAGCCACCCGATTTGCCTCGGCACTGGATTTTTATAAACCCGTAAACAGCCACCCTCGTGAGAGGCACTGAGAAAGGAATAGTAAAATGGCAAAAAGAAAGACTAATGTACGCAATAAAGCAGAAGCACTAGGTACAGACCCTCGTGAAGATATGTACAAGGGAAAGGACAGAGTAACTACTGCTGAGGAAGAAGAAACAGAAACTGAGGACACTGACATCAAGGCCACGATGGAAGCCACTCCAGAGGTAGAAGGTTTTATAGATTCCACCCAACCTGAAAGTAAAGAGGAACCAGTTCAGGAAGACGAAGGTAAGTATAAGAAAAGATACGATGACCTTAAAAAGTATTACGATCAGAAGCTGTCTGAATGGAAGCAAGAAAAGGAAGTCTTAGAAGCACAAAGTAAAGCTGCTGAAAAAGCACAACCTAAGTATGCTCCACCAAAGACACCGGAAGAACTTGATAAGTTTAGGGAACAGTATCCAGATGTATACCAAGTTGTAGAGACCATATCTCATAATATGGCATCGAAACAAGTTGAAGACCTTCAAGCTGAAATAGGTAGATTGAGTGAGAAAGAAAAGAAACTCAAAGTGCAATCAGCCTACAAACAGCTTCTGAACAATCATCCAGATTTCGATGAGATCAAGAAATCACCTGAGTTTTTAGGATGGTTAGAGCAACAGCCCAAAAGCATTTCTGAAGGTATCACAAAGAACAATACCGATCCTGTTTGGGCAAGTAGGACTGTTGATTTGTATAAAGCGGACATGGGTATGAATAGGAAACCGACTTCTGATAAATCTAAACAGGCTGCCAGAGCCGTGACGAAGACTGCTGCAAAGCAGATAAACACCACTGGTCAGACTGGAAGGGTTTGGAAGATGTCTGAAATTCATAAACTCAAGCCATGGGAGTTTGAGAAGTATGAAGCGGAGATCGATCAGGCCGTCAAATCTGGTCAAATTGTAAACGATGAATAATAGCTAACAAGGAGGAAAAAATGGCTACTATGTCAAGAGCAGGCGGGTACAATAACCTTGCAAAAGGAAATTGGGCACCAGCCATATATAGTCAAAAAGTTCTCAAGTATTTCCGTAGGGCATCAGTCGTAGAAGCTATAACTAATACCGACTACACTGGGGAAATTGAGAATTTTGGCGATACGGTGAATATCATCAAAGAACCAACAATTACTGTAAGAGATTATGCAAGAGGTACTCAGGTAAACACTGAAGACTTAATTGATAATCAAATCCAGCTAACTGTTGATCAAGGTAGTTACTTTGCATTTAAAGTAGATGATATTGAAGAAAGACAATCACATGTTAATTTTGAGGCTTTAGCAACTTCTTCAGGTGCTTACTCACTCAAGAAAAACTATGATTATAATGTGTTAAAGTATATCTATGATAATTCTATATCATCTACAGGTACTTTAGGAACTCAAGCTACATCAGCTAACACTGGTGATGAGGTTGCGAACCTAGTATCTCAGGCTGCTGCAGAATTAGATAAGAATGACGTACCAGAAGAGAACAGATGGCTCGTTGCACCACCTCAGTTTTATGAAGTGCTAAGACAAGCTGGTTCTAAAATTATGGATATGTCTGTAACTGGCGGAGGTCAGACTCCTCTTCTTAACGGAAGAGTAACTGACAGACCATTGCATGGCTTTACTATGTATCAAAGTAATGCTATTGCTGTTGGTTCTACCGGTAGTGCAGCTACTCAGACTTTTGGGTCATCAAGCACATCTGGACAAACATTAATCTTATACGGACATATGTCTGCAGTTGCTACTGCATCTCATATCGCAAAGACCGAAGTGATAAGAGACCCAGATAGTTTCTCTGACATCGTAAGAGGATTACATGTTTATGGTAGAAAAGTTCTAAGAGCTGAATCTGACACAGGCTTCAAAGGCGTGTTCAATGGGCTCATGGACTTAGATTCTTAATTTTAACATATAAGGAGATAGACACATGGCTACTTGGACAATTACTGGAGGAGGTAATACAGGTCACAGTGCAGACGGTAAAAAAGTTAGAGTCATCAGCGAGATTGTTGACTTCAGCGAATTTACCATTAGCACTAATGACGTTATACAAGTTATCGAACTTCCAGCTAACTCATTAGTTCTATATGCAGGCTTAGATGTTCTCACTGCAGATAGTGCCGGAAACTCTGGTACTTTATCTTTAGGAGACGGAGCAGACGTAGATAGATACGTTGCTGCTTCAACAGCTACAGCTGGTATAGAAACAACCAGAGCTAGAGCTGGAGATTCCAGCTTAGGAACTACATCAATCGGTTATGCATATTATGCTGCTGCAGATACTATTGATCTTGTAAACGCAACAGGATCAATCAACGCTAAAGTAAGAGTATTTGCTGTAGTTGCAGACTGTGATGGATTAGGTGACACAGAAGGTCAAAACGTAACTTTCTCAACCTAATAATAACTTGGTGTGAGGGGTGTATTCCCCTCCACCCTTTTAACAAAGGTACACAATGACGACACATAAAATAGGTTCACCAGCTTGGAAGAAGTTGATAGTAAAGCAAGAGAAACCGGTTGAAAAACCAGTGCTGTCTACAGCGGAAGTAAGATTGGCGAATATAGAACGAGCAGTAAATTTAATATTGAAGAAACTAAACGAAGGTGAACAGGGGAAGGTAGAACAGGAGAAACAACTTGAGCTACCTAATTTCAAATATCCCACACTTTAAGTGTTGGGTACGTAAGGAGTTTACGCATAACCACATGAAATACCACGGTGAGTATTTACATGGGTTAGCAATAGCAGTCAACACAATACCAGACAGATGTCTTAGTTTTCAGGTGGTGTTTACTGGTATCGAAGAAGAAGACAACGTAGTCGGTGGTGCGATGTGGGCACGAATGCCAATCACCAGTTTGATTGCGGATGAGGTGTTAGATGAAATGCCAGAACGAATGGACACACACCTCGCACAGCCTTGGGACTGTTCCTCAAGAGGTCACTCAGTGGTAGTGATGGACAGAGTAAGTTCAAGCCCATGGATATGCAAAATAGGAGGGGATTTTTACAAGGGTCGATATCTGTTTACGGTTGATTATACAGACAGCCACATATCAGACGATCCTGCACAGCATAAACAGAGTCATGTACTCCAGTTGATAGATGCTGATAAATGGACAGGCAACATAGTTGCATTACCAAACAACAGGGTTCGTGTTACTAATCCTGCTCTGTGGGTAGCAGGCGAGGGGCCACCAGACTTTGCACCTAGCCAGTATGTACACTCTGCAGAGATACACGATACGTACACTGATCCTGACGTAACTTTTAATAACTTATATAACCAATCAGAAAGGAAGACCAATGCCAAGACACACAGGAAAAAAAACAACAAAAAATAAAGCGAAGATGATGCGTGGAGGAGGTAGAAAAACTACTAAAAACATGGCAAAAATGATGAGAGGTGGTAAAAAAACCACTAAAAACATGGCAAAGATGGCTAGAGGCGGAAAGAAATCTAAATACATGGCTAAAGGCGGTATGAAGAAATCTAAATACATGGCTAAAGGCGGTATGAAGAAGTCAAAGTACATGTCAAAAGGCGGCAGAAGATAAATGGCTAGAACACCAGCTTGGCAAAGAAAAGAGGGTAAGTCTAAATCAGGAGGCTTGAACAGGAAAGGGATTGCCTCCTACAGAAAGGCTAACCCCGGCTCTAAGTTGAGCATGGCTGTAACGACTAAACCATCTAAGTTGAAGAAGGGTTCTAAAGCTGCCAAACGCAGAAAGAGTTTCTGTGCGAGGATGAAAGGCATGAAGAAGAAGTTGACGAGTAAGAAGACAGCTCGCAATCCTAATTCAAGAATTAATAAATCATTACGTAAATGGAATTGTTAAATGGCAACTACTTACTTAACATTAGTAAATAATGTACTAAACGAGCTGAATGAATCAGAGTTGACATCTGCTACGTTTGCAAATAGTAGAGGTGTACAGACAGCTGTAAAGAAGTTCGTGTTGAAAGCTATGCACGAGATATACAGCACTCTACAAGAAGTGCCTGACTTGTACATATCTACAAAACAGGATACGCAAGTAGGACAGAGAGTGTATGATCTACCCACTGCAGACTCTCCACAGACAGGAGACGCTGAGTATAGAAAGATTGACTATGACACTTTTCGTATCGTACCAAAAGAACTGGTCACAAACGGAGAGTTCACATCAGCTATTACCAGTTGGACTACGGGGTCAGGAACACCTGCATACAACAGCGGTGGTAATGGTAGATTAAGACTGAATGCAGCAGCTGCATATCAATCCCTATCCACAGTGAAGAACGTACAGTATAGATTACAGGTGAGACTTATAGACAGCAGCTCTAGTGGTGGTAACTTGAAAGTGTTGGTAGGAACATCTGCAGAAGCCAGTGACGTATTAAATGAAACACTTGCTGTTACAGATTTTGGTGCTGGTAACATCTTAAACACCACGTTTACAGCAACAGCAGCTACTACTTTTATAACACTAGACAACGACAACTCTACAAACTTAGACGTAGACTATGTGCGTATATCTGAAGATGCAGGTATTAAGAAACTAAAATACATAACTTACGATAACTGGGCTAGTAGGTTTTTAGAAACAGACTTAGAAAACTCTAGTGAGCATTATGGTCTACCACAGTATGTGTACACCACACAGGATAAAAAGTTTGGTCTACATCCTATACCAGACAAGGACACTTACACTGTTGAGTATGAATATTGGAAAGTACACACAGATTTATCTGCAGCGACAGACACCATGGATTTAAATGACAGGTTTAAAGATGTGATAATTACAAGAGCAAAGTATTACACATACGTACTACGTTCTGATCCACAAGCTGCACAGATGGCATTGGCTGAATATAAGTTACAATTACAAATACTAAGAAGTGAATATATAAACACAAAAGCATACATGAGAGATACAAGGATACATATAAATGCCTGATACTTCGATCATATCACCATTTAACGCAAGCTGTGCAGGCGGCTTAGTATTGAACAAAGATGTGTACAGCATGGCTCCGGGTGAAGCACTACAGCTTACAAACTTTGAGCCGGACATTACTGGTGGGTATCGTAGAATAAATGGCACGACCAAGTTCAACACGAACATAGTACCACAGGTATCTGCTTCTACAGAAAGAATAATGTTCTGTGCGATATTTAATGATCTAGTGGTTGCTGGCCGTGGAGGAACCGTGTACACAGGAACTACAAGTGGTAGTTGGACAAGTAGGGCTACAGGTAAAGGAACAGAATATACATATGATTTTGATAGATTTAACTTCGCTGGAACTGACAAGATCATCATTGCTACAGGTTCTACCAATGCTTTCACTCTGAACACTAGCTACGCAGAAGATATAATAAATGGCACAGGTGGAGGAACAGCACCGACAGCACCAAAGTTTGTAAAGTCTTTTGCTAATCACATGTTCTATGCAGGCATGAGCAACAGCAAAGCAGAA